CTTTTGTTAATTTCTATACATTCAATCAATGTGTTAGCAATATCTTTCTCACCAATACGAAGATTTTTATATACTGGATGAAGTAATGAATAATTACCATTAATATCTTGTGATAGTCCAGAACATTTAACAGCTACTATTGTTCCTAATAATTCATCTTGCCTTTCAGTAATGTCTTTCATAACCTCTTCGCTCATTCCAGTAGGACTTGTCAGTAACAATCCACATTCTGTTTCACAATTTAATGATGATATTACACTAGAATTTTTCCCAGTTCCATATTTAAATCCTATTATTTTTAAATCTAACTCAATTTCTTTTTTTAATTTCACCTGAGTTACTGGTTTACCATTTCGCCATTTACCATCATACGATTTTAATATTATTCCCTCACCATTTTTATTTAAAATTTCTTCGAAATGTATAATAATTTCTTCAAATTTAGAAACTTCTCTTGTCTCTACAAGTGAAATCATCGTTAAGCAAGTATCATTAATCAATTCTTTAAGGTTACCAAATCTAACATAATATGGTAAATCTGATTTATTATTATAATACTCATCAATCGTTAATGTATCCCATGATGTTAATCTAATTAAATCTAATGCAGATTGAAATCCCATGTGTTTTTCTTCAAATGCATCAATTTTTTTTTGTGTTTCAGCAGGGGTTCTAATTCCCCTTTTTTTATTTATATCAATTAATGATGCAATTATACCATTAGATGTATATCTATCCATTATACCACCGTCAGGTAAATCCATAGTGAGTTCGCCATTCAAAACACAATCACCAAGAGTTTCCAATTCGGATAGAAATTTAGCACCATCTAATATTGTTGGTTCACCTTGTCTTGATTGTAAATCTACACAACTACTATCAATAATAACATTAACGTACCTTCCATCCATTTTTTCTTCGAAAAATTTATTGGATTTGATTTGAATATGTTTTTTACTAATTTATTAGAATATGATTTAGCTCCAAGATATCCTACTTTCTCAATTAACTTAGGGAAGACTTTATTAATGTTGCTAGTTCCCATACCAATTCTACTTTTCTTTTCAATAATGCGTTCAACTATATACGCATTATCTGGACTAAGAACAGAAAGAATGGAATGTAATAAATTAGATGCGGCACTCCCTCTAATCTTACCATCACATAGTGACATTAAATCATGTAATTTTAAATGGGTTAGATTACCCTCATCCATACAATATGGGTCTCTAGTATATTCTGGAATCTGTTTAATATAAAACTTCACCCTTGGCGAGTGAGTTAAATACAATACCTTCTCAAGTAACTTATTATCCGAGTACTTGGCAAGAATATTCATTTTCTCATTAGTACTAGACTCGTTCGCTATTTCATCAAAAATCTGTTTAATCGTCATTTCTACCATCTTATATATTTTTTAGCTGTTAAAATTTTCTTAATAATTTAAATATCTTTCGTTTTACAAATATAGTAATTTATCTAATAACTCGACATCGTAATTTAATTAAACTAATTCTATTACCGTGATAATAAATATATCCCTTAGATTTATCTAATTTTTTAAATGGAATTGTTCTATGATTAGGACAATGCGAAAGCATATAGAACTCACCAAATCTATCTGCAACCAAGAAAGGCATACTTCTAAATCTATGTCTATAATTAACTTAGATTCAATCATTTAGCTATTTTAGGTGTTTATACACAGTTGTTAGCATTAATACTAAGTTCGTGCTAATCCTATAGCTACTGCCTTTTCAGAAATATCACAACCTATAAAATTTCTATTTAAGTCCTGACATACTTCAGCAGTTGTAAAACTTCCACTATAAAAATCAGCAACTAAATCACCTTCATTACTACTTGCTTTTATTATTCTTTCAATTAGTGCTTTTGGTTTTTGTGTTTGATACCCCAAATATTTTTTACTTCCACTAATTAAAGGCTTTGTTATATCACAATCCCAAACATCCCTGACATATACATCAGAATAATAATTACCATTCTCATCAATCATTACATCAAAAAACTTTTTATCATACATTCTCCTTTCTTTTTCAGGATAATAAGTTCTAATTTCTGTTTTTGTGTAGTATAAAATAATATCGTGTTTTTGTGGGTATTTCTTTTTACTTACACCTTGTATTCTATATCCCCAAACTATCTCATTCCTAAAATTACCATAACCAAAAACATCATCTAATAAACACCTTAACCAATGATTTATCCTTGTATCCATCTGTAAGTAAATACTTCCTGTATCTTTTAAAATACGGTGCATTTCTTTAATTCTCGGTATGTAATGCTCTTCAATTACCTCTCTTTTAGGTTTTAAATCTTGGTAGTCTTTAAACTTTCTACCAGTTCCATAAAGTATATCACAGTAAATTAAATCAACTGTATTATCTTCAATTTCTGCCATTAAATCTAAATTATCACTTAATCTTATATCTATCATATTTGTTTTTTAAAATCCGTACTAATGCTAACACTGTATAAACGGCATTAAAACGACCGTTTATACTAAACGTTATGCGCAATTAAGGCATATCTATTTCATCAGTCGGACACCAATGGGTAGGCGTTAGTTCAAAAACTACTTCACCTGAGCAACACTCATTATACTCACAGGTGTTTTCATCACCACTCCATTTAATGAATTTTGAATCTCCTGTATTGTAGTTTTTTTGTATGTTCGCATTTGTTGTGGATATTTCTTTGCCGTCAGTCACTAAGTAACTTTTATTAGTGTCCTTTGGGTATCCATCTTTTTCTATACTTCTCCAATTTATCATATTTTTGTAATTAAAAGCGCATAACAATGTATAAAATTAATACGCTAAGTTACATTAGTGCTATTATTTATCAGTTGTGGTTAGCGCACTAATCTTATACTAACCATTGTAAACAATATTATTTTTGTAGCCATCGCTCTAAAAACTTTTCAAGTTTTTTAAGACGTTCGGCTTTGCATCGATATTTCTTGCCTGAATAGTTCTTCCCTACTCTTGTCCTGTCTTCCCCTTTCGGGCTGTCAGAAGTTAACACGCGGCTAACTTCTGACCAGTTAATTATGTTTGCCATTTATTTCACATTATTATTTATCCAATATTCTAACCCCTCAGTTGTGGAAAAAGGAGTAGTTCTGTTTTCTGTTCTGTAATTTTTATCATCGTTAAATATATAGTAACTCACTAATAAACCTTTTTTACTTGACTTGATTGAGTTAATATTTATTCCGTTTTTTCTTGCAGCTGATTTAATTTCGGGATTTGTCATAGTGTCTGTTTTTAAGAGCTTAGGTTTAGTCCCTTGCTCTGATACGAATATACAACACTTGTAGTATTTTACCTAATATATTTGTTTTTTTATTTTGTTGATAATTAGATAGTTACGATTTATTATAAATAAATCCGCTACAATTGCGGTATTTTAACACTTGTTTTGTATTATTTATGGAAAAAGAGAACAAAAAGGCCGCCCTAAAAACAAAAAATAATACAGATTTACAACACACAACACAAGCCATAAAAGAAACGGCTCATGTTGTCGTACGTTATGTGGCATTAGAAACAACTTCGAGTTTCCAACCTTTCTTAACCACACCATCGCCCTCTAATTCAATTTCAATTTCACGTTCTAATATATTTTGGATTATTTCAGCAACATTATCACCATGTCCTTTATATCCACCTTCATCATCAAATTGAAATTTTATTGTTACTTCTTTCATAATAAATAACGCCACATAACAACGTGTCATAAAACATTGCATTTCGTGGTCTTTTTTTTAAGTTTATACTAAATTTATAATTCTATTCATTTTATTTGCTTATGTGTTGGCAACGTTTCATACACCAACGTTAGTTGCAATTAAAAAAGACATACAACACTATATAAAAAGAATAAAATTATTTACTCTTTGGTATCCATAATCCTTGTTTAGTCTGTTCTACTTCTATCCAAACTAATTCGTGTGTTGTTCTTATCCACATAATTTAACTCATTTTATATTTAACGTTAGTTGCCATTTTCAAGCAGCATCGCATTTGTAATATCTTTGTAGTAATATACTGTCTTATCATCATCTTCATGCCATTGTGGATGGACTGGTAAATAAACACAAATGCTTACAC